TGATCCACAATTCATACATCTATATAATTCAGGAGTTAAACCAACTAACATTGTATACTCATCACACGTTGGACACTTACCATTAACTATTTCTGCTGATACTTTCATTAGTTTGATAGTGGATTTTTCGTACTAACCTTAATCTCTTCTATTTGAACTTTTAATAATTCTATTTCTTTTTTATTTATCAATGTTGCTGTGTGTGAGTGTTCTGTATCATGTTTGTGGTCTCCAACTTCATGACTATGAGAGGTGTCTGCGTTTTCTAATTTAGAAACTTTTTCTTCTAGTACAGCTATTGCACTTTCAATACTTGATGTATCAACTGTTGAATGTTCTTGTGATTCTAATGCATCTAATTTTGTAACGATCTCACCATACTTTACGAATCCACCACCTATTGCTGCGATGACTCCAAGTAGTGCTGCGACTCCTGCTAGTTGACCTTTAATTTTATCCATTTTTAAGTACCTCTAATTCTATTAAAAGCTGTTGCTTTCTAGAGTTAATCTCTTGAAGCTTACGTGCTTTGATCTCCATCTTATCATTTTGAATATAAGTTGCAAGACTCTTATCTGCATAGATTAACCTGTTATCTATAAGGTTTAATTGGTCTAAGTATATGTCTTTCGGTGCATAAAACACTACGTTATAAGAATCTAATGACACCTGCTGGTCAGTCATTGCATCTATTTTTATTAGATTTTTTAATTGTAGATTCTTTACAGGATTTTTAATTTTTTCATCTATCTTAGCCATAACTTTTTCTAGTTTAGGCTTGACAGTTTCTTTCGATCGTATTTTTTTTTGTTTGGTATTATTTTGTTTTGAAACAACCTGTGTTGTAGTAGCCTCGCTAGCAGATTTTTTTTTCTTCGGGTTCTTTTGTTTCTTCTCTTTCATTCTTTTCTTCTACAACATTTGATTCTTCTTTTACAGTTTCTTCTTGTGGCTCTTGTTGTTTTTCTTCTTTGGATGCTTGTGCCATTTCTATCGGTGGTCCGGGTTCCGTGGGCCCTGGTGCTTCTTCTTTGGTAGTTTCTTCTTCAATTATAGAACCAGCAGACATGGCTTTAGGTTCTTCTCCTGGTGGTTCTTCCATAGTTGGTCCAGGTGCAACCTCTTCCATCATCTCCATAAAAGGCATTTCTTCTTGTACCATTGCAACCATTTCTTCTTTCAATGTTTCAATCGGCATCTCTTCCATAACAGGAGCAAACATTTCTTGTGCTACTGGTGCTTCCATTACAATCGCACCAGTTTCTTTAGATGCAACTTCTATTACAATACCTTCTTCAAAACTTATCTCAATTCTATTTTCTTTTTCTAATTTACCTGATGCTAAAAATTCTTGTTCAATCATAGACTCTAGTCCAGATATAATGTCATAAATTTCATTCTCTGTAAGTTCTGTAGTTTCTAATGCTTCGTTAATATCTTCTATTTCTTGTGTAGATAACGCTTCGTGATCTTCTATTGGAAAGTCTAGTCCAAGCTCTGCACCTAGTAGGTTGGGTCCAAGTGTTGTGGTAGATGTATTAAGTGATCCATCATAACCTTCCCAGTACCATTCGTATGACGCTGCACCTGTACCATTGTAAACTAATGTATCATCAAACTTTCTACTATTACCATAGTAACCTGCATCATCGAGTCTTGTAGTTGTCATATCAGCTAACGTGTTACCTTGTGCGTCTTTAATTTTTATATGTAGTTTGTAACTGTCATCAGCACCGGCAGCATTACCACAAGTGTAAGAACTATTATTGTCTTCACAGTTTTGTACCGAAAATTGTGAGTCTAATTGTATACCACCATCTAATTTTTGTTGAGTTGATGTATAAGTTGTGCCAGACTCAGTGCCATCAATACCAATCAATGTACCATCAGCAGATACTTTCATTTGATAACTAGCTTCTAGTTCACCATTAAATGCTCTACCACATGCATTTTGTACCTCTGTTGGACATGTAATTGTAAAACCATTATGTGTAGAATTGTTTGTAAGATCACCTGTTGAACCAGATTGCACACCATCTAGATCAAACTGATCCATGTTAGAAGATGCTGTTCCCGCGTTCGGTAATATGTTTAACGATGTTGCAGTATCATTTTCTGCTTTTGAAGTTGTAAGGATTAACATCATCACAAAACTTATTAACACGATATACCGCATAACCTGCTCCTATTATCATTATTATTAACCAAATCATTTTAGTATAAGTGTTACAATTGATTTTTCACCCATGTATATTTCTGTTTCTGCTTTTGATTTTATACATTGATACTCTATGTGTGATTTAGATTCTCTCATTGCTACACGTTTACCTTTTAAACATTTTGACATGGACTCTTGTATTCTGTGTTCTTTGATTTCACCATTGACAATCATCAACAATGCTACAACCATTTCAATCATACTGTTTTACCTTTGTTTTCACCTTGCTTGATAACATATTTTTGTGTACCATTCTTGCCAGTTTCTACTTCTTTTTTTAAATTTTTTGCTAAACTCGCAGCTTTATTTTCTTTGTTTATCTGTGCGATGTGATCTAATACTTTTCTATTAATGCGACCCGTTGCCATTTGCTCTTACCTTATCTTTTAATTGTTCTACATCAGTTAAAGCTTTTTCTAATTGCGTTTTAAGAAATTCTATATTAACTTTGTTAGTCATATTTTGTTCTTGATTTGTAATTAATTTTTCCACGTCACCGAACAACGATTCTATTAGCATAAATTGTTCCTGGTCCGTGGGCTTTTGTTCACTCTTCTTGAGTAAGTCTGCTTGGAACAATTCTCTTGATGTCTCTAACGATGTTAGTCTAGCTGTAATCTCTGTGTATGCAAACACGCCTGCTACGACGCCTGCGATTATCATGAGCATGTTCTTGACAGGCATGCTTACAGATGTATTTTCAGATATTTTCATTTACTATGAATTAATGTGTTATCTATAAGTTCTTTATCTAGTTTATCTAACTCTTTAGTCATTTCTTTTTGTGCTTTTATATCAGCTTTTTCTCTATCTTTCATCCGTTTAATGTATGTAGTATAATCTGGTCTTTCATGGTCATATTTAGACCACAATTGTTTAGCTTCTTTACCAATTTTACCATCAATAGGACAAGGAGTGCCTGCTTGTATCATTGATTCAAACACACGCTCATCTTGACAAAGAATAGCTACAGCTGCAACTTTCATACCAAAATCATTCAGTATTCTTGCTAGTTTTAGCCTTTCACAATTCTTATCTATTGTATGCTTACCACCACTGATACCAAGTCCAAATGTTTGTACACCTAATGATACACCCACAGCACAAACATCTTGTGTCATAGAGTTGTATGATGGTGCTGACGATGTCGGTGGTGCTGATTTTACGTTAGATGTTGAGTTAGTTGTGCTTGTTGTATTAGATGATGATCCGGATTGGTAAGTTGTTGCTCCACCCGTATACCCACCTTCAATACTTGTGTTAGATCCGCTTACGTTCGTTTGTGATTCTGCTGGATAAGCCGGTTTTGCAAAAAATGCTAATAAACACAATAACACTATAATTAGCGCTGTGAATCTGTAATCCATCCTGGCAATCTCCATGACACATAAACCCTTACTTTACAATGTAAGCTATAACCAAAACTACAACTACAAGACATTCTATCTTGTGGTCTGACCAGTAATGCATAACTTTACTTTTCATTTTATTAATCATTTTTTTTCTCCTCGATTTCATAGAAAAACTTGTCTGTATCTTCTGTACGCCAAGCTCTACTATCTTCTACATTCCATTCAGAAGTTTGCACTTTCCAGTCAGGGGTTTCATCTTTCACAGTGAAAGAAGGTATATCCCATATACATCTATTGTTTGGTTGTGCTGCAAAATTACCATCATCGAGGGCAATTATGTGAGCGCACTTGTGTTCGTGCGGAATTTCTGAATGATCAGTGTCAAGTATATTACTCTCTGGATGTGCAAAGTCAACTGTAAATAAGTATTTACCAGGATGCCATTTTTTATCTTTTCCGATATACTTACCGGCTTGTCCGTCTAATATATCCCAACGATGAACAGAAGGATAATAAGAAAAACAATTCCAGAGCTGTAGTTCATCAAGTCTTCTTCCGGGCACTCCACGTGGGTCAAATCCCTGTTGAATAAACGCGCTAATTGGTAAGCGATAAAATATTGCACCATTTTCCATAATAGCATGAAATAATATACTGCGACCTGTAATAGCGCTAAGACCAAACACAATGCAGTCTTCAACTTCTCCATGATGTTTTTTAAGATCATATAAATATTCTCTCCTTATTTGTGCATAAGTTGGTGGTATGTTTGCGTTTAAATATGCCATAGTTTATCCTCATTTAATTGTACCCCAATTTAGTCCAGATTCATAGTCTACCTTGTTCTTGACCATTAAGGGTATTGCAGTTTCCATTGTTTCTTGAACCGTGATCCGTGTTGCTTCGTCCTTGATAGATACACAAAGCTCATCGTGTATTTGTATATGAGGCACTATACCTTTTTCATACAACAGGACCATTGCCTTTTTTGTCATATCTGCAGCTGATCCTTGTATCAATCTATTCAAAGCTTTGTAAGTAAAAGCAGGAGTAAAATATTCTGTAAACCAAAATCGTCTCTCTTTCTCTGTAAACTGTTCAATTTTCTTTTCAGATTTTTCATTAAACTGTAATTTAAATCTCTCCCAAGCTTCTTTTTTTGATAGTAGTTTAGGAGTAACATGTTCTCCTTCATATTTAATTGTACCATCTTTTTGTTTTATTTCTTTAGCCTTGGGATCCCATTCTTCAAACTTACGTATCTTATTATTCCATCTTTTATTAACGCTTTCATATTTATCAAATCTACAAAATCTATCTTCAAGAGTAAAAATCAATTTATTATTTTTAGCGAACCCCATCAAACCATCTGATAACTTTTTAACAAAAGGGACTTTTCTATGGTAAGTATCAAACAAAGTTTTTGCTTGAGCTGTATCCAAATTTAATTCTGCTTGTAGTTTACCTTTACCCATACCATAAAACAATCCAAGGTTAATTGTCTTAGCTTGTTTTCTAGATATTTTTGCCATGTCTGCTACCACTTGATGAAAATCAGCTTTATCATCATCAAACCTTTCTTTTAAATCTTCTGTTTCACTTAATCCGTGTTTTATTGCATAATGTACCACAATCCTTGGTTCTTGCTGAGAATAGTCAAAACTACCCCATCTATGACCTTCCTCAGGGATAAATAGCTCCCTCATCTTCTTTCCTATAAAACCTTTTGATGGAATCTGCTGTAGGTTAGGATTACTCATAGAGAATCTACCGGTTACAGTTCCGCCACCGTCTCCTCTAATTTGATTTATATCTGCATGAATTCTACCTTCATGAACATAACTTTTCAAACCTTCTACAAAGGTATTCAAAGCTTTGTCATACTCTCTTGCTTTAGATACTAATCTTAAAAATCTATCTTCGTGAGTTTTTAAATAATCTTTTGGAAGTTTAGGCATTCCTGACTTAGCAGTCTTTTCAAAGTTTGTTATCTTTCTTTTATCTAGTAATTGTTTTATAGAAGTTGCTGCCCACAACTGTACTTCAACACCTGTTTTTGTTTTAATAAACTTAATTATTTTATCTCTACATCTTTTTAATCTTTTACCAAAGTGTTCAAGTTTTTGGGTATCTATCCTAACTCCTTTGAATTTCATGTCAACTAGACAAGGAAACAATCTTGTTTCTAATTCAAATATATTTCTACATGTATACTCTTTATTGTCTTCAGGTTTTATGTATAATACTTCATCTAATTTTTTATTAAATAAATTCCATAATTTTAAAGTTAAATCTACGTCTTGTTTTGCATAATCTTTTACTACAGTAGAAGGTAGTTTGTGCATGTTAGACATTGGATCTCTTTGCATACCACCAGACCACTCAAAAGTTTTTTCTTGTAAGTCATACTTATATTTATTTTCACCAAGAAAATCTTTAGCCAAAGCATCTAATCCATATTTAAATCTATTTTCATCAATTACAGAAGCAGCTACCATTGTATCTAATAATCTTCCTTTTAACATCTTACCTGTTGTTGCTCTTAACCAACAAACATCATAGATTGCGTTATGAAATACTTTTGCAATTTTGTCGTTTTGTAAAAGTTTTGTATTCATTTGATTCCAAAACTCTTCTAGTTCTTCTTCTGTATTATTATCGTCACTATGTTTTAAAGAAAAATAAACTGTATCTTTGCCGGTAGCTACAGCTACCCCTGTAATAAAACCATCTTGTCTAATTGCACCTAGACCTTTTGTTTTAAGGTTTGGATCGTAAGTCTCTATATCAATAGCTACTGTATCTACACCTTCTAAGTCTAAATCAATTGGATGTTTACACATTGTAATCCCTTTCTAATATCATTTCTAAATAGTGTATTGCTTTCTTAATATCTTCTTCTTTTCCTTTCATAGAATGCCTACAAATATACTTTATAGCGTTGCCTTCTGCAAATAAAAATTTATTTTCATTTATAAACTCTGCAGGTTGTATGCTAAATTTTTTGTAGTGATTCCCACCGTGCTGCTTGTCTAATGATTTATAACCCATTCCTTTAAATATACTTTTGTCTGTCATGTTTTCTCCTTTTAAAGTTCTAAAATTTCTCTCCAATTGTTTTGTATTTTTGCTAAAGAATAAGGACCAGAAGATCCTATAGTCCAACAATCTATTTTACCTCTACTATAAGCAACGTAAGCTAACCTTGTCGGTTCAAAGTTACGA